ACTTGGGAATCTGTATAGGAAGTAGCTATTTCATAAACTTTAGCCGCTGTTCCAGCAGAATCATAAGTTGTATAACTTCCTGAAGCTACACCAGATAATTCAAAAGTATTAGTTGTTACATTAGCTACTGTAAATCTTCTTCCATTGACTTCTGTCATTCCAACAACGCTATTAATCCAAACGTGATCTCCATTTGAATATCCGTGTGAGCTTGATGTAACAACTGCTGGGTTTGCCTTTGTAATTGCTGTAATGTCTTTTGCAGTTTCGGTAATTTGTCCGTTATCCTTAAAAAATCGAATATAAAGATTACCAAATTCTAGAACATAGGATTGGGTAATATTAAATTCAAAAGGAATTAATCGTACAATTTTTGATGAATCCTTAACTTCGCAAACAAATCGTGTACCTGATCTTCTCGTAGCTCCGCCTTGCGGAAATACTGTCATATTCTCTAGTGTTTCAACACCATTGTTATATTTTTTAAAATCTGTTTGACCAGCTAACTTCGGTGTTAATTCCCCAGCAGTAAAATTTGTTTGAAACGGATGTACTCTCGCCATCTATCACTTCCGAAAGTCTGTAAATGTTGGTGATACAAGATCATCAATAAATCCTTCTTGTCCATCAACACTTCTAGCTTCCCGAAGTTTAGATTCAAAGAGTTTCTGCATATTTTGTTGTAATTGCACACTTCCTGTAACAGGATAAGCAAGATCTACAGACAATTTTGCAGTTAAAGTATCAATAAATAACGAATCAAATTGAGCCGTATCAGTTACTCTAGCAATATATATAATCTTTGCTGTTCCTTCATCAGTTAGCAAAACTCTTCCCGTACCAGCTAGATGTTCTATCTTAAATACATAATCAGAATATTCCATTTCCAAAACACGCAAACAGTAAGGATCTGTAGGCAAAGCATACTGATAGGAATATTGATAAAGTGGTGTTGTTGATAATTGCGATAATTGTTGTCTGGTGATAGCAAAGTTCCAAGGATGTGATCGCAAAACTTCATCCCGTGCCTCGCTGTAAAAAGCATTACATAATCTAGCTCTTTCCGTATCATCCGTTAATGATACAATGGGAGAATCACCTAATCTTCTTAAAGCATTTGCACATATTGAAACTTCTGTAGCCATATTTTCCTAATAATAGCAGAAGGGCGATAGTTTTTCAATCGCCCTCCCTCTTATAGTTTAATCTACGACATAAACAATATAGCCGTACACAGTACTTGAATCCGCTAAAGCAACATCTTGAGAAGTTAATCTAATGGATACTTTTCCTTTAGATTCAAACAACTTCGTATTATCTGTTGTTAAAGCAGTACAAATTGTACTGACTGTACCAGCCGTATCTACATCTAAGCCGTCATCCATACCATTTGGATCAGCCGCAACACTATCACCATCTAAATCGGTGTAAGCATCCCATCCAATATCCATAGTAGCACTACTTGTTGTCCAGTTATGTTTAATTCGACATAATGAACCTAGCACTCTTACAGAACCAGCGGGAAGCCTAGCGATTTCTACAGATGATGTAGCATCACCAGCCCCAGATTGAGTATGACTAAAATAAGCAAATCGAAGCCTTCCGTGTAATTTTGTAGTTTCAGCAACTACAGATGGAACAGCATCAAGATTTGTAACTTCACTACCTTTTTGAGTTGTAACAGCCATAACTTACTCCTATTCCGTACACGCTATTTCTACGACCTTTTCTTCTTCGATACGAGTTGCACCGATTGTCATAGAAAGGAAAACTTGAGTTGCATAATTCTTATCATCTCTTTCAGATATTTTAGTTTTAATATCTGCTCCGAGAGCAAGACCAATTCCTGACTTCGCCCAAGCCGTAACTTGACGATTGCCATCGGAATCCGTGCCTAATCTTTGGGTTCGGATAAACTTGAATCCTAAAAAGGAATCAAGAGTACCTTGAGCCAATGCCTTAACAGTTGCATAATCGCTAGATGTAACCTGAGTAACATTTAACAAGTCGGTGATTTGACCAGCCGCACAAGCTAAATATCTAGGTTCATCAGGATCAATGTCAGCCGCATCCATAATCTCTTTAGCAGATAATAATTTTGCTAAAGTTAGACCACCTGATGCGTGAACCACTTTGTTACCCGATGGTAATGAAACGGATGTACCACCCGCAACGCCACCATACGCAGTTCCAACAGCGGCCGCAATAATGGAATCATCCATTGCTCTGCCCATTGCCCAAGCTCCAGCCATTGCATACTCAGACTGTGGAGAAATTAACATTCTAACTTTATCTTCGTTATCAATTAAATCCGCCCAATCGTAATCATCCATCGTAACTTTACGCCTACTGTGAGGAGTATCCATACGAGGAGTATCACTATGTCGTGAGGTACGCTTTTGAGCCGCAGTTGAGCCGATTCTTTCAAAAAAGTGTGCTTTGCCCGTTACTGTTTCAGAACGAACAGAATCTCTTAATCTAGAACCTTTTTGCTGAGCTAAATGTAATACATTACTCTTATACTGTTCGACAAAAGCCGTTGTAATTTGAGTAGACATTATACAAGCCTCCTAGTTTGTTAAAGAACATAGAGCATATGACACCACGCCATATACCATATTCACAATAATCGGCTTTTTATCCTTTCGGGAAAACCTTATCGTAAAACGATACGATCAATCGAATCTTTAAAGCCGATCACGGCTAATGTTCCGTTATCCTAGAAGGGCGAAACGAATATCTTATTTTAGCACAAAATTTTTATTCTCCATACACTTTTTCGTGAAGATCCTTCATCTTCTTAACTGCGTTCATATGATTAGGACTACTAGCATCCCAATAAGCGTGAGTTTTATCATTTTGTATTTTTTCTATTTCAGCTTTAGCATCAAGCGGTGATACAGCTAATCTATTATTTTGTGTATTTTTAGCCATATCTTCCGTAATTTCTTTGCCTAATGTTGCAAATAATCTTACTACTGCTGGATGATTACCAGCCTCCGTATTCATTAAAGCTAATAATTCCTCATCACCATAAACCTTCATAGCTCTTTGTGCGGATCTGACATTTTTATCATATTCAAAACCCCACTCTTTTCGCAGTAAAGATTCAGTTTCACCTTTTCCTGTTTCAAGATTACTTTGAGCCTGTTGTGTTTGGTAATTTATGGATTCAACTTGATAATCAATAAGTTTTTGTACCTGATCGTTATTCAATCCAATATTATGAGCCACAGCCTTAAAATTCTTGATGTTCTCATCTTGAAAATATTGGTTATGCGTATCAGGTATGCTAATTTCATACTGATCTGATTTTTCAGGTCTGCCCAGCTTACTATACAATTCACTTCTTTCTTCATCCGTTTTAGGAATTGGTATTCTGCTTCCAAGCATTTTTTGTTGATGAATTAAAGTTTTAGCCGCAGATTCAGTATCCTTTATATTTTGAATCGTTGGATCATTCTTAACTTCATCTCCAAATCCTGTTCGCCAGTCTTGATTATCACTTGCTTCAGATCCTAGTATAGATGTTTCTTCTACGGGATTTTCTGTTGCCGTGGTCTGTTCATCAGCCATTTAGCCTCCTTTTTTTTCACTTAATAAGTTGATGATTCGCAGCACTACCGATCTTTGTCCACATTGGTAGGCTGTTTTATGAGGATTCTCACTAAAAGAATCCGTATTAAAATAGGCTGATTTTAGATCATCTAAAACTTTTTCTCCATCAATACCATTAAAGGTACTAGAATAAGCCTTTTTTAAACTTTTTATATCTCCTTCATATGTCATTATGTAGGAATTTTTAATGATTCAGCTTGATCCATCGCTTCTCCCATCATTTCTTGTGCTTGAGGTGAACTCATTTTTTCAACTGCCTGACCAGTTTTAGCCATTGTATCAGCTTGTTGTTGCTGTTGTTGAGCCTCCATCATTTGTTGTTGTTGTTGTGCCTTTGCCTCTCTCATTTCTGCAACATCATCCTCACTCCTTAATATTGTTTTAGGAACTCCTAATAGTGTTGCTCTCATTCTAATTGCCTGTTCGTGATCTATAATATCCATAATGGCTGGATCTATTTGTGCCACATTCATTGCCAGTTGATATAATCGTTCCACAGCTACAGCCTCTTCCATTCGTTGAGAACGAGCAAGTGGGCCGACATACTCAATATCCATATTTGATTCACTAATAGCCCGTGGAGGATCTACCAATACTCCGCCACGCAACATAATACCAAAACATCTTTCAATTAATGGATTTAAAAATTCAGTTTGAAATCTTCCCAAAGTCGGGCCAAGTAGTCGTTGCATTAATTCATAACGAACTTGAACTTCCGTAGCCGTCATTTGAGGGCCTTCCTGTAATTGCAGTTGATCGGAATAATATGCCTGTCTAATTGCTGTTCGTAATTGTGTTTCCTTTAAATCCGTTATTTGCCAATTTGATCCAATTTCCAATGGTTTTATTGCTGTATCACTACGAACAACTGTAATTCCCGCTGGTGTCATCCTGATTCTTCCAATTACGCCATCATCCGTAACCAATAGTGGCGGATCTATGGCTTTTGCCCAAGCCTTTAATCCAATTTCCACAGCCTTGTTTAAAGTCTTAATATCAGGCAAGGCATTATAGGATGGTGATCTTCCAAAAATTTCTCCCGTAGCCTTTGACCATCGAGGAACTAAATATGGAAATTCATTATATCCGCCTGTTCGTACAACCATCTTGTCCTCTTCACAAATATGACACGAATGAACGGGTAATTTTGTTGCTATTTTTCCTAAAGCCTTTTCATAATCCTTTGAAGGTTCTACTGCGTGAATAAAACCAAATTCCTTATCAGGTGATTCCTTATAGGCTTTCTTTACATTATCACCTAGATTCTTTTCTCCAAATTCCTGTACGGCCTGTCGAGCCGTTAATTTATATTTTCTGTATAAAGTATCTACTTGTCCTGATACATTTTCCTGAATGTAATATTCTGCAATGTGAAGTGTATTGAAATGAATACCTTTGTTTGCAACACCTTCCTGATTTTCCTCAATGAACATTGCGGAAGTGCCAATGGAACATAAGTCCAAATATAATTCGTGTACTTCCGTATTAAAATTTGAATCATTGAAGGTCGCATACATCCTACGAGCCGTATCTTCCAGCCATATCTGTACTTCCCTGTCATTATTCAAATCCTCAT